CGGAGAAATCCACAGTGGCAAGGTGACCATAGCGGGATCCCTTTCGGGCTCCCTTCTGGTTCCTTTTGTCACTGTTAAGATTGTAGCCTGCTCTCCGAAGTCTTTCACGAATAAGACGCCCTATACCGCTCTGAACCCAGGAGTTAATCCCGGGTTCAATTGCAATGGTGCGTTCCGTCTTCGCGTTCTTCGGCACGGTGACAATTTTGTTACCTACACTAAAGCTACACCCGTTCAGCATATACGGAATCCATCCCGGATATGCATGTTCGAGTACACGCCCGTATAGGCTGTACAAATCTCTTGTTAAGTTCTGTTCAAACTGGAACTTAATGGAGGCTGAAGTATCCCCACCCTTAATGAAAAGGGTGGAGCCAGGCCCCCAGTTGCTATTGTCGAGCACGAAGTCAATGTCAAAACCTTGACTCGTTCCGTCATTTCCATGGAGTATTGTGTCGATTTTACGTCGGGTTGCGTTAAGCAACCAAGCGTCATGGGGTTTATTGCCCCATGAAGACCCTTTAACCATGTTATTGACCTGCTTGCAACTTGCTTCAGAATTTATGAAGGAAGTCATAGCAACGGCCTTTTTATCAATTCCCGTTTTGAAATCGGGGAACTTTCTAAGAAAGGAAATTGCAGCAAACGCATCGCGAAAGTCAGCCGCAGTTGAATAGTCGAGGGGATTTATATCCTTTTCTACCAACTGCTTCAATTCATCATACTTGTATAACAAGTAACACGACAAACTGAGAGGACAATCTAACGCAATAAAATACTGCTCGATGTGGGCCGAGAAATCGGACCGACGCAACTTAAAAGCACGGAATTGCTCAGCCTTATTAGGGCCGAGCTTCCGAGCCAGGATGTCCCGTTTATTTTTACGGGCGCCACGCGGCTTTACAGCACGCTTGGCGATCTGATGGACTAGCATAAAGATCTCCTTTGTTGAAAGTGAAACTCACGCTACCTGCGTGAGATTAGTAGACTGATAATGAACGCTGCGAACTTTGTAAGCCGCTTCATCCACTTCAGTGCACCGGGTGTCTTAGTAGACACTCTCTTCTTCCTCGATCATTGCGGTAACCAATGCCTCGGCGAGCAGCCCGCGTGTAAACGCGAGCAGATCTTTCCGCTGCAAAAGAGTACCAGCCAATGGAAGGAAGAATTCGCCCTTGAACTGATGTTCATACATCTTTCGCTCCAGAGTTTGGAGCGAGGACAAGGTCGGAACCTTCAACGTGAAAATCACTCGCTGAACTGTTGAACCCTTAGGAGGAATCGGCTTCGATATCTCGAGCGTGGGGTAACCCAGCTTGACGTCGGTAACACGATCCTCATAACGGACAACAGTGCCCACGATGCTTTGTGGTGCGAACGAGTGAGCAACAGGAGTTGCAAGACCATCGTTTAGAACGATAGTTTGTATTGCTGGCATAATAGCCTCCATCTTTAATTGCGCAAGGTACAGTTCGACGAATGTCAAATTAAATACCTCACTCACTTCAGCTTCAAACGTTGAAGCAGAAGCGCAATGCTTTCCCCCAAGTGCAGTTGGCTGTAAGGATTCTTGAAATAAGGCGCGACATATCCCGGCGGTTCAATTAGAACAGTCCGGTCTTTTGCCTCAACGCTTACCTCAATGGTCTTCC